GAGACAGTTATTATGACATATCCGGAACTTCAAGGTGTAGATGACATAGAAGAGATATTTGACAAGGATGGTCGTTCAGTACTGCTTTTCCTGACAGAGAATGACCAAACTGGCCATTGGACGGGTCTCATTCGTAGTGCTGATACGATAGAATATTTTGACCCCTACGGCTCTGCTCCCGACGCAGACCGTAAATGGCTGTCAAAAGAGAAACTACGGGAACTTGATGAAGAGAAGCCACACCTAACACGCCTACTTCGCCAATCAAAAATGAAGGTGTACTTTAACACCTACGACTTCCAGCAAGACAAGGAAAGCATTAATACTTGCGGGAGATGGGTCGTGGCGAGATTATTACATCGGAAGAAGACACTACGCCAGTTCTACAATATGGTAATGAACTCGGGATTGAAGCCAGATGACTTCGTGTCCGCATTAACTTTCGAAATAATAAAAAAGTAGTATATGTTATAGAATGGCTGACAGATACTCTACTTCTGTTTCTTACCAGCAACAGTTGAAGGATGACCAGTCTCCCGACATTATCTACTTGAACGCCGACATCATCAATAACAACACGGGCTATTCAAACTATAGTCAGTTGAGCGACCCGCAGATCCGGTTTAACGAGAACAGAGACACGCCTATCCTAAAAGATAGTTCTCTGTACAACTTCTCTATCGTCCGGTTTTCTATGAACGGTGCTGGTAAGGACTTACCGCTCTTCATTCCGACTATTCTGACGAACGGCAACAACCTTGGAAATGATGGCGTGTCCCCCGATGTCAATCTGACCTGCTACTCTACGACACTCTGTGCTAATCTAACATACAACAACGGCTCGGGCGTGGCTACGACGATTTCTGTGTACAGCCCCGAGACCTTTGTGAAGTTCATTCCAGAGACACAGAACCAGTTTCTCGCCCCTGTGCCGACTGTTCCGCCCTACCCGTCCGCCCCTGCTTGGAGTATCACAAACCCCTACCTTCAGAACCAGCAAGTGGCTTATCTTGGAAACCAGTGGGTCTCTACTTTCGGTACAAGCCAAGCCCCTAACATCGGCAACACGCCCCCTGCGACCAGCACGGGAACAAGCACATCTTGGAGTTATGTGGCGTATGGTGGTATTAATGATCAAGATGTAAGCACTCGCTACTATTGGGTATACACCTACACTTGGTGGGTACAACTGGTCAATAACACCTTTGCGACGGCGAACACAGCCCTACAGACGGCTTTCAATACGCTATGGGTCGCCCCGGTTGGTACTCCTATTACGGTGAATGGAGTTCAATACAGCGGTGGTTGGGGCAGAGTAGCCCCTGCTCCTACGCTGACGGCCGTTCCGCCCAAGATGTTTTTCAATCCTACGACTAATCTGTTTAGCATTTATTACGACAGTACGGCGTATGGTATGGATAGTCTCGGTACGCCTATCAACTCCGGGTCTGCGACACAGTTCTATCAGTTGTTCTTCAATCCGAATATGTATGGCCTGTTTGCGAACTTTGCTAATCGCTTCTGGGCTACGATCCCACAGCCAAAGGGGCTTTCGGGTCAAGTGTCCGGTGGTTGGGGAAGCAAGGGCATTACAACCCCCAGCACGACCACGATTAGCGGTCTTGCGAATGAACTGTTGGTCTATAACTATTTAGGGCAGAATGTGCTGACCACGACGACCCCGAACTATGTGGTGATGACGCAGGACTACGGGAGCGACAGTACCCTTTGGTCTCCGGTGGCGAGTATTGTATTCACCACCACCCTTCTTCCGGTGGCGAATGAACAGCAGACCGTCCCGGTTCAGTATGGAGCGAGTAATACAACGGCGAGAACGACCCCGTCAGCCTTCAACCCCATCATTACAGATATATCTCTTGGTCTCAATAATGCTTCCGACTGGCGTGGCTTTATTGAATACAACCCGACGGCCGAGTACCGCATTACGGCTTTCCAAAATGGTATGAATGAAATCCGGCAGGTGGATATTGCCGTCTTCTGGAAGAACCGCCTGGACGGTCAACTCTACCCCTTACAGATGTTCAATCTCTCAAGCGTGTCCCTGAAACTTATGTTCCGCAAGAAGGATTGGAACAATAAATCTGTCTAACACCCGGTGTAGCGTTTTAAGGATTTTTTTTATGTTTGCTAAAGTTATAGAATGGCCACATCTGACATCGCCAAGGAGAGTGTTTTTGATGACCGCATCGTACAGCACAGCCCCGCTTACGCTGTGAATAAGGGAGCGTTGTCCCTGACGGCCGTACCTTTTCAGGCGATCTCGCAGACCACGACCCAGCACACCTACAATATTAATGTGCCTTCGCAAAATGTTTTTATCGACCGTGCCGTCGACTGGACTTCCACTTGCCCTTTAGCGGTGTCCGTCGCCCCCATCACCGTCCCTTTCACGACCCAACAGCCCGTTCTGACTTTTGGCCAGGATGTGGCTCTGACGAACTTCCCGCTCCACTCCCTGTGCGGGACGATGACGGCGACCATCAACGACACCACGACCACGATGAACACTTCCGACATTCTCAAGCAGGTTCTCCGTCTGACTTCCTACGCTGACAACAAGAAGTCTCGTACTTGCCCGACGATGGACGACACATACCAGTCATACAACTCGGGCTATGGCTCTCTGAATACGCCCCTGAACGGCTGGGCGGACAGTCAGCAACCCGCCTTTGTGCCTAACGGTGCTTACCCGCTGGTGGTATTCACGAACCCTGCTGGTCAGCCCCTGGCGATTTCAAGCACCCCCGCCACATACAGCACGACCGCCCCCGACGGTACGGCACAGACGGTGGACTATGTGAACGGTGTTCCTTTCCGTAGCACGACAAACGACACGAAGGGCTACTCTCTGTTCGTCCAGTTCACTTCCACGGAGAAACTGGTGCTGTCCCCGTTCATCTTTGCGAACTCTGCCCAGTGGGAGACGGGTTTGTTCGGCATCAACTCAATCCAGATCGTGTGTAATATGGTCGCTCCGTCTCGTGTGCTTCGTTCCACGACACAGAATGGCCGTACCATCAACTCCGTTTCTTACAACGGCTCGGTGTTCTCGGGTTCGCAGATCCTGTTCCAGTTCCTAACGCCGTCCCTTGACCTTCCCCTGCCCCCCAAGTCAGTCGTGGAGTATATGGAGTACCCCCGTTATATCACGAACTTATCGGGTTTCACGACAGCCGTTGGTGCGACGGAGACGCTGAACTCCCAGACCATCGTGCTTCCCCAGATCCCCGATATGCTACTCATCTTCTGCCGTCCCCAGTCTTACGCAGACACGACACAGGCAGATTGGATGTTCCCGCCTACTCGTATCAGCGTGAACTTCGATAATTTTAGTGGTCTGCTCTCATCCCACCAACAGCCCCAGTTGTACCAGATGGCCGTACACAACGGTCTTGATATGGACTATGCCGAGTGGATTGGCTCGGCGAAGATTGCCCGTACGGGTGCGAATGTAAGCACGGTGGGCGGTTTCCTTGTTCTCAAGCCCGGCACGGATATTACGCTCCAGAGCGGACAATCGGCCGGACTTTCAGGCTCGTTCACATTACAATTTGCCCTAACGGTACAGAACAACACTTCTGCCGTCGTGTCTTCTTACCAGATCGTGGTAGTGTCGGTGAATGGGGGATTTTTCGAATCGCAGTCCGGCTCGAGCCGAGTAGTAAAATCAGTCCTATCAGAAGCCGACATCATATCCGCTCCCCCTGCTGGAAACGCCGAAGGTATGCGTCGCCTTGTGGGACACGGTTTCCTGTCCAACCTTGGCTCTGCCTTCACGAAGGCGAAGGAAATCTTCAACAAGGGCAAGGAAATCTACGAGAAGACCAAGCCGTATGTGTCGCAGGTTAAGAATATGCTTCCCGACAGTGGCGTACTGGGTGCTATTAAGAGCGGTGCGACGCAACTCGGCTATGGCTCTTCCGGTGGTGCGATGAGCGGTGGGCGTGGTCGCCGTTCTCTGGCTTCTCGCTTAATGTAAGCAGTAGCCGATTAACCATTTAGTAATATCCAATATTTACGATTAGTAATCGCAAATATTGTGGTGTAAATCGTGCCGATTAAAATATAAGGTATGTTTATAGAATGCTCCGCAGAGAACCCGGCCTGATTGAAGCACACAACGCACAGGGAGAACTCGCCCACGAACGGGCTATGGAACGGTTTTCCCAACACCCGCAGTTAAACGGTAATGGTAAAGTACGCCGTCAGCGTCAGAAGAAACACGAGATGGCTCATAATCCCGAGATGTCCGGTGGATCTGCTCCCCGTTCTATGTCCCGACTGATTGGACACGGTAAACGGAAGTCCCGAAAGGCGAAGAAGGCGGATAGTTCATCGGAGAGTGAAGAAGAAGAGATGAGTGGTGGTAAGAGCCAACGCTATACTTCTGCTGGTATGTCTGACCGTATGGCTTCACCCTTTCATAGTGAAAGTATGCCTATGGATAGACCCACATTCACTATGGGAATGCCCGGTGGCGTGGGTGGCGGACACCCTGCTTATCACCAAGGTAAGATGTTGGCGGAGTTCATTCGCTCCAAGCACGGCGACGAACACGCTCGTCATATGCTTCACGGTATGCTCCACGGGAACGGGTTTTTTGGAGACTTGTGGGGTAAGATTAAGAATGAGTTTGTAAATCCCCATAGCGACCTACGCTCTAAAATCCTGCCTACTGCTACGAAAGTAGCGACGGCGGTTGCTCCCTTCATTCCGGGTGTAGGTGAAGCCGTTGCTCTGGGTATGAATGGTCTGAATGAAGCCAATAACATCGCCACGCAGATACAGGGTGGTCGTCGTACGCCCCGTGGTCGCATTCTTGAGAAGCAGATGAGAGCCGAGATGGGTAATGTATATCACAATCCCACTATGCCCGGTGCTGGTCGCCCGAGAGCCAGACGGGGTATGGGACAGCCCAACGGTGTAAGCGAAGCCCTTGGAAGCCCCAGTAATGGTTCTGATCCCAGCGGAGCGGTGGATGTAGGCCGTGTAGCCAATCCGGGTCTTGGTTTCACTCGTAATACGGTGGGTATGGGTCGTGTACATCCTACGGCTCACGCCCGTCATCGTGTGCCTTCAGCCCCTGCTGGGGCTTATTTTGAAGGTGGTATGATGAGCGGTGGCTATGGCGGTATAAATCACAACAACCCTGCTGGAACGCTGAACTTTGGTACAGGTAAAAAGCGTCGTGCGAAGGCCGGTGCTTCCGACGCAAGAAAGAAGCGTGGTGCTGAAGTATCCCGACTGATGAGAGAGAAAGGTATGACTTTGGGACAAGCGTCAAAACATATCAAGGAACACGGTTATTAAGTGTCAATAAATAATCTATGGCGTTAGTATAGAATGTCAGTCAATCGTATTGCTGAAGGTTATGTAAAACAGCCCAAAGTTCGGTTTCCGTCCGAGTTTAATGCCTTGTACGATAAGCCCCGTGAATATTTTATGGGTGGAATGAGACCCGCAACTATGACGATTACATATCCTATGGAAATCCCGTCGCAGTCTTATCACGAAGAACTCCGGAAAGCACAATACGCATACGATTTAGCAACGATTGCTTCTCGTCGTCATTTTGACCACACAACATTCCGTCAGCCGAGACCGGGTCGTGTGATTACAAATCCGATTAATAACGGTCAGCGTCCTTTTCAGACTTCCGTAGATGGAACAAGCCACCCCCTACAAGTATATCCTGGGGGGCTGGGTACATTCGTGTACAACCAGCACCATTTACGGGGTGGTGTGCTGTCGAGCGTGGAAGGCCAGAAGTACGCTCGTAATATTCTTGATCGCCGTGCGTCGCAGATCCGTCAAATGGAGAACCCAGACTTGCCCCCACAGATGGATAATCGTGTGATGACCCCTGAAGACACAGACAAACTTGAAATGTACGGTCTGCTTCACGAAGTGGTTGATAATGTGGTGAATGGAAACTATACTGATTTAGTATTCGGTAATATCCGTAAATTGACGGCAATCTTAATCAAGGTCGCTCCTGTACTGGAGACGCAAGACTTTCAAGATGTATATATCGCTCTCAAGGATGCGGTACTTGCCGAGCGTAGTGAAAGCACTATGGCGGAACACCACGGCTCACCGCCTACGACCAGTTTTATCGCTGAACGCCGACAGGATGAGAAATATGGTTTAGTGTATCGCAACCTTGAGAAACTGTTGGGTTTTATGGAAGAGTTGATAAGTGGTGATATTGGAAATATGCCCGAGATTGATCGCAGAACTCTTGTGAAGAGTGCGATGAAGCACTGGAAACTTTCAGCAATCTCTACAGTCGCTCCCCGTGCGTTGGCCGAAGGAAGTGTCATAGTACCTGCTCGTGATACTGGTGTACCTGGTGAAACGGCATTTTATACTAATGCCCCAAGGGAAAAGCCAGTTGAGTACGCAAAATCAGCCACAAAAGGTAATCGCCCACCACCGCCATCTATCTCCCCTATTCCTACGGGAGATGCTCCGAGTTTATTCCCACCGGGCTTTCTAATAAATCGTAGACCAAAAGCCCCTGCTCGTCCTGCTCGTCCTGCTCGTCCTGCTCCTGCCCCTGTCCCTGCTCCTGCTCCTGCTCCTGCTCCTGCTCCTGCTCCTGCTCCAAGAGCGACACGGCCTGAAAAGAAAGACCGTGAAGCCGTAATGGCTATGCGTAGCGAACTTGTGCGCCTTTACAACGCAAACGACCTTGCTGGTTTACAGCGTGTGGGTAAGCCGTTGTTTAGGGATACAGCGAATATGGCCACGAAGAGACC